ACTTCTTGAAAATATACTACCAACTGTTGTTCCATCTTTTTGTAATTCTAAAATTGTTCCATCACTTGTAGTTCTATTAAATGTAGAAACAGTAGCACCACTTTTAGCAAGTGGATAAGAAATCATATCGTTAGTAACTGAACCAGATGCTGGAGTTACAGTTTGAACAGCTTTACCTAGAAACACACAGTACATATCATCTGATGCAGATGTAGCACTTGTTAATGTTAATGTAGTACCACTTGCAGAATATGCAGTTGTAGGTTCTTGTCTTACAAAGTTTATAAATAATGCAATTTCATTTTCATTAGCAACTGAATTATCTAATGTGTAAGATGTAGTCGCACTTGTAGTAAAGTCTTGCTTAGCAAAACTTGTGTAACTTAATGCTGGTTGATTTCCTATAAAAGGCATTTATTTCTCCTATTAAGTTGATATATCATCTACTGTAGATACCCAAACGTCTAATGATGAAGCTGTATCTGATTTTACTTTTAAAGCATCTCCAGATTCAACTACAAACTTTGCACCACCATCAAGAACTTGAAGTGATGAGCCTGTAGGAATTGGGGCTTCTTTTACAAGATAAATATCATTAGTACCATCATTAATGTAAACATCTGCCAATACAGCAGAACCTGCTACATTTGAAACTGAAATACCCACGATAGTATCGTAGCTATTAGCAGTAAACAAAGTTTCAGCAGAAGTACCTACATTATTAAATGTGTATCTTCTAAAGTTTTGAGCCATTATTTATTTCTCCTTATTTATATATTATATAGCTGTTATAAAAATTGTCAATGTTAAAGTGCAACTGCCATAGCGATTGCAAATCCTGCACTAGCAGTATTATCTATTTGTGTTTGTATAGATGATGTTACACCAGATAAATAGCCTAATTCTGTATCTGTTACAGTTGATACTGCTACTTTTCCAGAACCATTAGCTATTAAAGCTCTAGATGCTGTTAAATCTGATGAAGTAATAGTTGTTGCAGCACCAGTAATTGTATCTTCTTTAGCATTTATTTGTGTTTGAATAGCAGATGTTACACCATTTAAATATCCAAATTCTGTATTTGATATTGACCCATCATGAATTTTAGTTGCATCAATTGCAGCACTCGCATTAATATCTGCATTAACAATAACGCCAGATCCAATAGCAGCAACACCTGTATCCGCAATAGTAATATCTCCAGATACTACATTATCAATCCATTTAGATGTACCTGTATCATAAAATAATAATGATCCATCTGCAGGAGTTGTAATATTAACATCTGTTAATTCTGATAATTCATTAGCTGTTGCAACTTGTGCATCTACATATGATTTAATTGCTTTAGCAGAAGCAAGAGTATCATCACTAGCAGATACACTTGATAAATCTGTATCTAAAACTCCTGAAGCTAAATCTGCAACTTCAAGATTAGTAATACTATTACCTGTACCATTAGCATCAATAGTTTTATTTGTTAATGTATCTGTAGTTGCTCTACCAACTAATGTGTCTGTAGATGTGGGTAATGTAATTGTACCAGTATTTGAAATTGTAGATATAACTGGCGATGTTAAAGTTTTATTTGTTAATGTATCTGTTGTTGCTCTACCAACTAAAGTATCAGTTGAAGTAGGTAAAGTTAAAGTTCCAGTATTTGAAATACTAGATATAATTGGAGTTGTTAAAGTTTTATTTGTAAGAGTTTGTGTTCCAGTTAATGTAGCTACAGTTGAATCAATATTAACAGTTAATGTATTTAATGCACCTGCAGTATCAATACCTGTACCCCCTGCAATAGTTAATGTCTCACTATCTAAATCAATAGATAATGCTCCACCAGTGTCCCCTTGGAAATCTAAATCTTGAGCTGTAACTTGAGAGTCTACATATGCTTTAATAGATTGTTGAGTAGCTAAAGCAGTATCACTATCAGATGTCATTGTATCTTCATCTAATATAGAAGTAACTGTAGATCCAGATGCTAAAGCTAAACTTGTATTTGCAGTTAATGTAGTAAATGTACCTGCAGCAGGAGTAGTACCTCCAATAACTGCATCTACTGTACCTGCATTAATATCCGCTGTATCTGCTACTAAACTATCAATATTAGCAGTACCATCAATATATAAATTTTTAAATTCTAAACTAGCTGTACCTAAATCAATATCATTATCTGTTATAGGTACAATAGCACCATCCTGTATTCTTAATTGTTGTACAGATGAAGAAGATACATTTACATAAAACTCTAAATGATTATTTACAGCATCTAATAAAATTCTGTTGTATGCATTGCTATCTCTTAATACAGATACAGGGCCCCCATCACCCGCAGTGCCATCATGCGTGTGTCCTGTGCTTGCATTAAAGGCAGATATTAATTGATTAAATTCATCATTAGTATCTGCTGCTGCAATAACGTCACCTGTTGTATAAGTTGACTGTCGTGTTGAGTATCCTGCCATTTTATCTTCTTCCTCCTGGAGTAAATTCTAATTGAAATCCTTTAACTGAAAATGAGTCTGCTTGGTTTCTATCATCTATTTTTAAAGCAACTGCAAATCCAGATCCTTCTACTGTTTGTCTTATAAGTGGTGTACCTGATGCACCATATAAACCACTACCATATAATGCTGTACCATATAATGCAGCACCTCCTGCAGATTGAATACTTATTGCGTTTGGTTGTGGAGTATTTGAGTCATCATAATTATATCTTACAGCTAACTCAGCATCTACTGTTGTACCTTCTCCTTCATAGTTTAGATTAACCCTTTGCATATATTTTCTTAACCCTGGGTCTCCCATAACCATATCTGGAGATCTGTAAGTAGCTACAATTGTATTATTTGCAGTTCCATTAGCAAATGTATTACCTACTTCCATTTTATAAACATAACCATCATAGCCACCAAATACTTGAGTTTCTACTGCACTTATAAAATCTGAATCTGTACATGATGGTTTAATACCAATCATATCTGAAAACTCAAAACCAATTTGTCCTGTATTAACATTTGCTTTTAATACACCAATAACTCCTTTAGATGAACCTTGAGCACCATTTGTTTCTGGATAAAATAATCTATATTGAGATTTATCTCTAATAACTAATGAGGAGACTCTATCTAAAGTTACTTCATCAATTCTAGTTTGTATCTGTCTAGATATAGATCCTAGTTCAACGTCACCAATTCTAGCTGTACCAGCAATAGTTCTTAATCCATCTGGTGCTAAAAATATAACATCACCACCAATCTCTTGAATACTACCACCATCTCTACAGCCAATATTTCTAGTTACTTCTTGTACTGCAAAATCAGCAGATGATGATCCTTGTAGTTTATAAATTCTATCAACACAAAAAATAAATAATTCATTTCTAAATACTCTTAGCCCAACAACTTCAGAGTCAACTTTAAATGATCCTGCACCATCAGCTGTATTAAAATCATCTTCAGCAAAAGGTGCACTAAATAAAACTTCTTGTGTATTTGTAGCACCTGCATAAAACATATGGTTTTGAAATGCTTTTACAAACTTAGGATTTGTAGGAGCTGTTCCACCACCTGTTGCATTAATAGGATCAACAGCAAAACTTTCATTAATTGCCTGTGCAGCCGAATGTCCTGTTGCTATAATTACTTTATCAGTTCCATCAAAATTATATTTTTCAAAATCATATGCTCTAGTAGATGTACCTAAACCTGTAGTTAAACTTGTCCAACTACCTGAAGTTGTACCTCTATGTATATCTCCACCTCTAGCTACAATGATTTGTCCATTAAATACAATTGCACAGTCTACCACTAAACTAGTATTGCTAGATCCTTGTGGTACAATTGTGCTATTGTATAATGCTGTACCACTAACTCGTCTGTATCCACCTTTAATATCTGGTTCAAAGTTTCGTAGTATAAGTGCTTCACCAGGAGACATAGAGAACACATCTTTATTAAGTGTCAAACCTCCTGCACAACTAACTACAAATGGTGATATTAAATCAGTAGATGGCATTATGATGTAACTTTTTTATCTGCTAGTCTTCTTAATGTTTCTAATTCGTTAAAATTTAAATCTCTAATTATATCAGATACATCTTCACCTTTTTTGTATTTATCAATATAATCATTAATTTGTTTAGTATTTAATTTATCAGACAGGTCTGCTTTTCTTACAGGCTCTTCTTTATCTCTACCTTGCATTTTAAATTTATCTGTTTGATAATTCATATTATCTTGAACTTTTTTATTATCTTCTCTAATAGCCATTAGTTAACTCTGCCTCCTATGTTTAATGAAATACTTTCTGCTATTGTGTCTGTTCTCATATAATCATTCTTAGTTGCATAGTCTACTTTTAGTAATCTTAATTTTCTTTGAAAGTCTCTATCAGCTAACTGTGCATGTTGAGGATCAGATCTTAACATATATGTATAATATTTTGCTCTATCTATAATTAGTGTTCCAAATCTATCTGGTAAACTCATAGTATCACCATGAGCAGATAAATCTGTGTGTGTTGTATAGTATATATAACTTACTGCAAACTCATTACTGTTTGGTCTTGGGCTTATTCCAAATGTGGAATGATTAGGTAATATATAAACTCTTAATGGATTTGCATAATTCCCACTATTGTTTGTATCATCAGTAGGTTTATAATTTTGTATGTAGTTATCATATGATATGTAAGTCATCTTTCTATTTAATATATCGTTTCTTGATATTCTTACATAATCAACTGTAAAATCTCCAGTTGTAGATAACTGTATGTGTGTAGTTGTAGCAGTTGCAGTAAATGTAGTATTTAAAATATTACCTTCACCATAGTTAGTAACTGTTATACTACTACTTTTATTTTCTGTGCCACCTGCACTTGTACCTACAGCTACATCAAGTGTATCTGCATTTGAATTTGAGTTTAAAACTCTAACCTGTAATCTGTAAGTTTTATTTACAACTGTAGAAAATGATTGTGATGCAGATGCATTACTTAAACTTAATCTACCATTACCTGAACTAGAGTATGCTGGCGATCCACTTTGAGTTGTCCATCCAGTTATATTAGATGTAAACTCTCCATTAGTAACTAATTCTTTTGGCCCTATTGAAAATGAATCCATATCTGCTTTTCTAAAGTCAGCAGGAAAATCATATTCATTATCACCTATTTCTAAATTCTGTGTAGTTCTTGCATATAGCAAAGGTATTTCACCTGTTTCATTATAAATGTCATGTATAGATTTATTTATGAAATCTTTAACTGCAGTTTGAATCCCTCTGCTTGAAGCAAAGTTAGCAGAAGTTAATTCAATTTCGTTTAGCTCTCTAAGAGTTCTATTTGTTAAAGTTAAATATGTTGTTGACATTTATTCTCCTGATAAATCAAGGGGGGATTGCTCCCCCCAAGATAATTAGCTATTAACTAAATGTTACGTTTTGTGCGTCTGTATCAGCATCTGATCCACCTTTATCAAGTGAAACCATAGTTGCCCATACTCTTACTTTTGCATTAATTGCACCAGTACCAACTGTTACTCTGATAGCATCAGCAGAACTGTTTGCAAAAGGTGCAGCTAAAATAGCCATTTGGCCAGCAGCAGCTACAGTTGCAGCAGCTACGTATTGGTCAGCATCTGCACTATCACCTAATGCGATTGTTCCACTGTTTCCAGCAGTATCAGCAGTTAATACATCAACGCCTGCAGCAAGTACCATTGTGTTAGCAGGAATTCCGATAACATCAAAAGTATCAGCAGCAGCGTTAGTTGTAGAAGAGAAATCTACAACTTCTGATGCGATTCTTACAGCATCACTAGATGCTTTGATCTGAGTGTTTGTATTTGAACTATCATAAGCAGTCATAATTTATTTCCTCCTACTATTAACCGATTGTTATAACACCAGAGAATACAGCGTCATCTCTTAAGATTTTTCTTCCGAAAACGTGTAATCCTCTTACGATGTCAGCGAATGAATCAGGGTCTCTGATTAATTCTGTTTTTGCAATGTGGTTAGCTGTAGCTACAGCAGACATATGTCCATATAAGAATGCATATTCGTTTGCACCTGATGAACCAAATGTTTTGTTTGCAGCACTTCCACTAGACACAGCAATTGCGTTAGTCATGTACATGTTAAAACCAAATAACGGTTTGTCAGTAACCATACCGTTTCTGATTTGTGATACACCACCATCGTTCAAGATTGATTGGTCTGAAAGTTTAGCACCAGCTTTTCTTAATTGTTGAAAAAAAGCAGGCGGTGCTACTAACCATCTATTTTCTTCTGGTACGTCATTCCCATCAAGAACTGTTTTAGCAGCTGAAACTACATCTGCTAAAGTATCTACAGCATTATCACCATCAATTGGTGAACCATCAGTACCTGTGTTAGCAGCTGATGTTGCAGCATTGTCGTAAATGTGCTTCAACACGTTGAAGTCATAGTTTCTTTTTAATGAGTATGCACCTGAAGAGGTTGCAAGAGCTTCAAAGTTTACATGAGATTGTCTTTCTTCAATGTCATCTACTTTGAAAGCAAAGTATGAACCTTGATCAACTGTCATAGTGATTTGGTCATCAGCTAAGTCTTGTGTAGAAACAGCTGTACCTCTTGCATAATCTGCAACAGTGATTGTAGGTTCTTTTATTATTTTAACAGTATCGCCAAAATTTTCAATTTCTCCAGCGTAATCAGTGTTAGTAATATCTTCTACCACTGATGCTCTTCTGAAGAATTTTTGAACCTTCTGACTAAAAATTTGTGGAGTGAAATTACCTGAAGGTAAGTTTCCGTATCCACCAGCACTTCCAAAAGCCATGGTTGTACCCTCCTTAGTTTAGTTTAGTTGATTGTTTAACTTTGTTCAATCCTACCTTCTAAACGAGCAAGATCAATATCCTTTTCATGTTTCTCAAATTCATGAGGTTTCATTTTAGATATTTCACTTACAGTCCAAACTTTCTTTTTAGGAATTTCAGATTCAGTACTTTTTCTAGTTTTAGAAATTGCTTTAGCAGCTTCTTTTTTAACATCCTTTTCTTCTTTCTTAGATAACGTACTAATGCCACGATCCATTTTATATAAATCAATAGCTCTAGAAGCTAACTTAGAATTGGAAGTATTTTCATACAACCAACTTTGAATAGTAGGATCTTGTAGTTGAGCCCATTGATGAAAATCATCTTCTTGTCGAAGACTATTAAAATCTGGGTGAACTTTAAGAAGTTCTACTTCAGCTTTTTCTCTAGCAATTTGTTCCTGTTGCTTTTGCAAGTTTTGATATTTTTCTTCAACATCTTTTGCTCTAGCATCAGCCTTTGTCATGGCAATTGTTTCTACCATGTCATAGACATCGGGATACTCCTTTTTCCAAGATTCTAATTCCTCTTTAGATTTAGGAGGTGTAAATTGCTGAGTACTTGATTCTAATTGTGTCCGTAAAGAAGAAAGCTCTTCCTTATGTTTTTGAATAGTAGAATCATAGTGTCTTTTCAAATCGTCATAACGTTTTTTAAAGACACGGTCTTCAGCGTTAGCAGGGCGTTCAGCGATAGGAGTAGCCTGATTATCTGTTTGATCTGCAGTCTCTTCAGATGCATCGGTGTCCTTCTGCTCGGTTGCTGCGTTTGCTTGTTTGTCTCTTTGTTCCTGATGATATTTAGATAATTTACCTGTTAGAAACGCTTTTGTTTCTTCATCATCCTCACCTCTATCTTTATGATATGGGTTTGAATTTGGTACACTAACTTTTTTCTCTTCAGTTTCAGAGACTCTGTTTTCTTCTTCCATTATTTTTACCTATTGGTTGAGTGCCTTATGGATAAGGGTAGCTCGATTCCATAATTTTTGTGGGCCAAAATTAAACTCCTTGAGTATCTATTGATTGATAATCAATATCTCCTGGTTGTTCACTTTCGGGTGGCACAGGTTGTTGATCCATCTCTTGACTAGATGCAAGATCAGCTATAAAACTTTCTACAGCTTGAGCTTCATCTGCTCCACCATATCTTTTAGTTGCAAATGTTTTTACAACTGAGACAGGTAGAACTACGTTCTCTTCTGCACTAGTAAATTGATCCACAAGTGGACTAAGTTCTGGTGCTAGTTTTTTAAGAACGCCTGCAACAGATGGAGCTAATACTGTATCAAGTACAACCTTATCTTCATCTGTTAGAGATTGAATTTTGTTTTGTAAATCTTCAGAAATAGGTGCAGCTACTTCTTCTTGTGGTTGAGGCTGAGGTGCTTGGGCAACTTGTTGAGGTTGAACTCTTTTAGGTTGCATAGCTTCTGGTACTTTCATTCTACTCATATCTGGGGCCTTAGGAGTAAATGGCCTTTTATTTACTAGTCCAGTTGTACTAACTTTATTACCTGCTTCAATTGCCATTATAAATGCCTATTACGTTTGTTACTTAATAAATTATAATTTTTATCACTTACAAAGTTTCCTATTAACCAACATAAAGGTTCACCAATACCTGCATAAATTCTACCTAATAAATCAAACTTACCTTGATTCATTCTCCATGCAATATCATTTGCTCTATGTTGTGCAATGTGTTTCCAAACTTTTCTATAAGTTTTAAATTTTTGTATATGTCTTACAGTTGGGATTGCCCAAGCTAAATATCCTTTAAGATGTTTTTTACTTAAATGTTTATAAGTAAATCTAATATCTCTTACTAAATCAGTTGTAGATAATTCTCCACTCTTATTTAATTCTGTACAAATAACTCTTCCTGCATTTGAACTTCCACTACCATCACCGCCTGAACCTGGCTGATTCATTCTAGCTCTTTCTCTAGCTGATGATGTTTTCTTTTCTTTTGCTTTTTGATAATCTCTTTGTTGATCTTTCATATTTTGAGTATCATCATAAAATTTATCACCAGATTTATAACCTTTTTTCTCAATAGTTTTTTCTCTAGTTGCAATTCTATTTCTACCTGCTTTTTCTAAATCTCCAAATGCAGAAACTCTATTAAAACCTGCATATAAATCTGTTGTTGGATTACCTCCAATTCTACCATCACCTCTATCTGTAAAATATGATTTATCAAATTTTTGTGTAGGTGTTTCTGTAAAAGCAGCTTTAGCAAGTGTCATTACTGGGCCAGATGCTAAAACTTTACCAACACTATCTGCTAATGTTTGTAAACCTGTACTAACTTTTTTAAGTGCAGTCAGTTCTGGTTTTATATCTGCTCTCGGTACTGTACCTATATCAGTTTCTATATCTGTGCCAGCAACTGTTGTTTTACTTGGAATTGTACCACTAGCAAAGTCCGCTTCTTTTGCAGTTCTTGTAGCTGATGGTTCTACTTTACTAATTCCTAATGCAGACTCTTGAGTCGTCATCGGTGCATCTATTCCAGATGGTCTAGTAAATGAATATTCTGGTCTACTAATTATACCTTTAGGTGTTACACTAAATGCTTTAAATGGACTTCCTATAGGTGTTTTATCTGTAAATATTTCTGGGCCTTTAATTGTATCAGCTTTAACTCCAGCACTCCCTCTCATAATAGCATCTTGATACGGAGTTTCTTGTTTTTGTGTATCTACTCTAGGAGTAGAATCAAGACTATATGCTTCGTCTTTCGTCATTGCTTGTTTAGCACTAATCTGAGGATCAATCTTAGCAGCTTCTTTTTGCAATTGTGCTTGGCTTAACATTTCACCACCAGTATAATCTATTGCTTCTCCACCATCTGCAGGTTTAAATGCTTCAGTAGTTTGTTGAGCAATAGTTTGTGTAGTAGCTTCTGTAGTTGCTTTTGATGTATCTGTAGTACCAGCAGTTGCAGCAGCAGTAGTATAATCTGGTATATTTAATTTTTTAACTTGTGTAAATCCAACTTGTTTGACTATGTATTTACCAGTTGTAGGATCTTGAACTAATTCAAAAGTTCCACCACCAATTCTGTTTACATCAAAAGTTGTTGCCATGTTATTCCTTATTGCGTTTGTTCGCTTCCCTCAGGTTGAGTATTTGCCGCACTAAAGCCAGCTTCCCCTGGCATCGGCACACTTCCCGTTCCGATGTTGCCACCTCCAGCTCCCG